TAGACCCATGCACCTACTGCCATCCACTCTGCATCCTTGACTGTGATAGTCACAGATGGTTTGTGTTCACACCAGTTGAGGGCGTAGTTCTTCCACAGTTCTAGCTGCTCTAGTGCAGTCATATCGTTGCGAGTAACAGCACCTGATGGTGACTTAGTAGGGAAGCTGAACACTGTAGTAGAGTCTGGCTTCATTACACATGGTTCAGCAGGGATACCACTGTCCTTCATAAACTGTGTCAGTGGGTCTTTGTTATCACCACGAACAGTACGAATGTAGTAAGCACTATGCCTTGCATGAATACCAGAAGCTGTATCAGTAAGCTGCGATACAGTACCAGATGGTTTGACACAGGTGATAGCAGCAGAAGCAGGTACACCTAGCTTGTCAGCATAGACACGGTTGACATCAATAGCCTGTGCCTTCAACTCTTGTAGCCAGCGTGGGCTATCAACAGTCTTAGATAGGATGTTGTTATCCATGATGCCTGTTAGTGACACACCAAGCAGACGCTCTTCTTCAGTATTCTTCTGCCAAATCTTACGCAAGTATGGCATCTTTGTGAAGGTAGACTGTGCTGTACCAAGGATGGTGGCTAGTCGTACCTTACGGCGTAGACTTTCTAGGTCATCATGTTCACGTACCACTACCTCTGTTAGATTACAGAACTGGTATGGGCGTAGGATGATCTCAGAGCATGGGTTAGTACCCCACTCATGTCCTGTCTCTCTGCGTCCATTCATCTTAACGTGATTGTCTGCTGCTGTACGTGAGAAGATACCACGCTCACCAGACTTAGACTCCACTAGGGATAGCCACTCACGCATGAACCCTTCCATGTCAGGCTTGTCTGTGTAGGCTACAGAGTTATTAGCCAACGCACGTTGACCCTCGTTCTCCCACCAGCTACCAGACTTAGCGTGTGCCATGCGTCCGTCACTCAGGTTAGACAGGCTAATCATAGCTGAACGGCGTACACCACCCACTACTACAACCTCACCAATCTTACACATGATGTCGTGACATTCAATGCTAGTCAGCTTACGTCCTGCTGCTGCCTTGAACTTAGCTACAACAAATTTGAACAAGTCATCAAGTGGCTCAGGTCCACTGGCTCTACCACCAAAGGTCTTGAGCCTAGCACCTGCTGGTCTGATCTTAGACAAGTCCCACTTAGGAATGTCACCTGAGTATAGGTGTGATAGTAGCTTATGCAAAGCCCTAGCCCAACCTTCCTTGCTGTCCTTAACTGCAATGACATCATCACTCATGTCTAGTGCATCAGGTACATCAGGTAGCTTAACGATAGACTGACGCTCCACACTGAAGCCAACACCAGTGCCACACAGTAGGATAAACATAGCCTCATCAAAGGCACGGATGTGATCCACTGGTAGGTAGCTACAGTTGTAGATGCAGGTGTTGTCACGGTCTGCTGCTACCCCTGCTGTCATCAAGGCTCTCATGCTAGGCATCACCTCAAGGTTGATGATAGCTTCCTCAATATCTTCTAGGTCTTTAACTGGAAGACCAGTAGTAGCAATGTAGTTGATGTATCGCTGCACTGTCTCAGGCCAAGTCTCTCGCCTGTTCTCTTCTTCTAGCCATCGTGCATATCTGCTAGTAGCAATGAATGTTTGGTAGTCTGTTGGTAGGTAATTGCTACTCATCTATTGTCTCCGTTCCCTTGTAGTACGCCACGTTCCTTGCGGCTCTCTAGTTTTTGTATGTTCATGGCAGCTATAACTTGTAGACTATAGTTAATATCTCTAGCTACTGCTGCTATATACCATAGCACATCGCCTAGTTCTTTGGCAATCTCATGTGCTTCTTTCTTAATATCTTTACCATCTCTAACAATCTTCTTTACCTTCTCTGCTACCTCACCTGCTTCACCAGCTAGGCCAAGGGTAGGATAGGTAAGCTTGTACTCTTCTGGATAGATGGCAGTCTCGTTGGCTCGTTGTTGGTAGTCATTAAAGTCCATGCTCATTCCTCACCAATCTCAGAGCCATCACTCTTGATGGCGTATACGTTTGTTACATAGTTAAACCCTGCACCTTGTAGAAAGGATTTAAAATTATAGAGATGATCTTGTAGACTACCATCAGTAGTAAACATTACTGTTGAAGAACTTGTTGTGTTCCCTTCCTCATCAAATGTTTCAGATGAGTATCGTACAATGTCAGGATGAATCTCATTACTCATTACCAGTTTACTCCTTTAGTTTTTTCCATAAGCTCTACCATCTTCTTGAGATACCAGATAGCTTTCTCTGCATCCTGAATAGGGTTGCCCTTCTTGAACAAGCGTGAGCCTGTATACTTAATGACGTTACCATGACAGTAGCTGATGGCTTCCCAATCACCTAGTACGTCAACGATGTAGTCAATAGTTTCAATGCCACTATCTGCGTAGTGGGCAGGGCTGTTCACCATGTCCTGTTGCTTCATGTATTCCTCATGCCTTAGGGTGTCCATAGCTTTACCTCACCAGTCTCTGTGTTGTACTCACCATCACGTAGGATACGTGCTAGCCTTGCGTTCTCTAGTGCTACTTCTTCAGATAAACCTTTACTCTTAAACGCAGCAACCACTGTGTCCCACGTACAACCAGACGATAGCAGCTTGTTAGCTGTGACACCACCCACTGAGGGACAGCCTTTATAGTTGTCAGTGTTGTCACCCACCAATGTTTGATAGAAGAACTGGTAGTCAGCTTCTTCTTCGCTGATTGTAACCACCTCGCCATTGATCCAGTGCTTCGCTGGTATAGTAAGCAGGTCTTTATCTTCAGACCATATAATAGTATCTGGATTCTTATTACCCAATATCCCCAAGACATCATCAGCCTCCAAGTTTCTGTACATAATTGTGTTGTATTGTTTAGACATATATTCTTTAGCATACCCAAGCAGCATAGGCTTACGTGTCTCTTTACGATTAGCCTTGTAGTATGATGCTACATCCTTACGGAAGTTATGCTTGTCAGTGAAAGCAATCACGCAGTCCTGCACTGGTGCTTCCATAAGTTTAGTTATCTGATCCTCAATGCGTACTTCTACATCTGGTTCAAAGGAGTGCAATGTCCACTGTCCATCACCCCAATTGGTGGCTACCTCAGCAGATGCTGCTGCCTTGTAAGCAATGATGTCACCATCAATAAGCAGTAGGGTCATCATCTATCTCCTCTTGTTTCTCATGTTTCCTTAGGATACGTAAGCCTGTCTGTACCTGAATGTAGTCTAGGTATGCCTCAACAATCCACTTAACACTAAGACAAATACTAACACTCAAGAAGGAGCAGGTTAGTATTAGCTTCCATATAAAATCAAAGTCCATGTTGGATACACTCCTTTGCCTGTGCTACTGACATCTTAAACCACTCTCCCCTGCGTTCAGCTATCTCTTCAGCAGCCTTGTGTGCAGCCGACTCAGCCTTACGTCTGTCCTTAGTAGATACAGAGTACATAAGCTTGTAGTTACGGAAAGGACTGCTGGTCTGATAACCATTCAGCCTGTCTTCTGCATCAAGAGCCATGCCAATCTTTACCCACTCAGGCCATGCTGAGTTAGTGATGATGTAAACATATCCCTCTGTTACAGAGTTAATAAGATTATGACTATGTACATCATCCCAAGATTTATACCTACCTGCTTTATGTAGTGGGTGTTTCTTGGAAACCTCTTTACCATTAACATACATTCTATTAGCATCACGCTTGCGTACTGCCTCTGGATTATCCTTATAGAAAAAAGGTTTACCTGTCTTTGGATTAATGGGTGTCTGCCCAATTACTTCCGTACTTGTACTCACTGTCAAGTCTGCATCGGAAGTTGAAGTGTCTTTCAACGTCCCGCATACACTGAAGAATAAGTCTCCCTGCTGCATCTTCCTGTCCTTCCTTTACTACTACTTGAACTTCATCATGTACAAACGCTACGATCTTAGCGTCTAGCTCTGCCTTCTTTAATGCGTCAGCTACAAAGACATACCACATCTTACAGACTAATGCGCCTGAACTTTGTAGCAGTGTATTGAGTGAGGCATGGCTGTGTCGTACTGGAATGATACGTCCATCCAATCCCTTAACAAACCCACGCTCATCTGCTGCCTTGGATACTGCATCCTTCAGTAGCTTGAGTGCTGGTAGTTTCTTCAAGAACTTCTTCTTGATTGCCTTACCTTCTTTAGCACCCTTGCCTATGATCTTGCCTGTCTTCTCATCACCTGAACCATACAAGAATCCATAGATAAATGTCTTGGCTTGGTTACGTGACTCAAGACCAGCAGCCTGTTGGTTAGCAGTATGAATGTCACCATTCAATACCACATCAGCGTATGCTCCATCATCATAAGCAGCCATATAATGAGCAAGACAACGTAGCTCAAGACCACTAGCATCAGCACCAAGTAGACTATACCCGCGAGGAGCGATGAATAGTTCTCTACACTCCTTGCCATACGGCGCACCCACGCTTGGTATCTGTGCTGTGTTAGGATTGGAATGAGTACAACGAGAGGTAACAGCACCCATGTGATTGACTCTACCATGTATCTTACCCTTCTTCTCTAGCTTGAGCCATGCTTGCTTACCTGTAGCTAGCTGGCCTATGCGCTTATTGAGCATCAGGTATTCACTGAGCAGCTTGGCTTCTGGCATATCAATACCAGACAAGACAGTCTCATCTACCTTAGGCTCACCTGTTTCAGTAAAGGCTTCTGGTTTCCATCCACGCTTCATCAGTCGGTCAGCAATCTGCTGTCGTGATGCAGGGTTGAAGGGGATAGTCTTTGTCTTAGTCTTTAGCTCCACGATAGTAGGCTCAAAGGTATCCACTAGCTGTTGCTCAATGGTAGCCTTACGTCCTGCTATCTCAGCGTAAAGGGACTGTGCTTTCTTCAGGTCAAAGTCAAAGCCTGTCTGCTCCTGCTCTAGCAGCAGTGTGTGTACCCTAGTCTCTAAGTCCAAAGCTTCTTTGCTAAAATTTTTTGCAATGATTTTGGCGTACAACTTAGCAGTGACTTGGGTATCTTGGATGCAATAGTCCAGCATCTCAGGGGTGTATGTTGCAAAGCTCTCGCTGCCACTATTGAAATCACCTTTTAATTCTCCTAGTCTAATGCCCCATGCCTTGAGTGAGTGACTGCCTATCATCTTAGAAGGGAAGTTATTCTTCTTGTATGATGTGAAGTCTAGCTCCTTGAGGTGAGGCCAGATTGTTCTAGAGTATACCAACGTGTCAATGACCTCACCCTTGTAGGTGTAATCATATAACTTCTTCATCACACGCAAGTCATAGTCAAAGACATTGTGTCCAATCAAAGTAGTAACCTTATTGTCCATAAAGTCTATGGCTTCCTGCGTCTGTGTTGGGTCAAAGGTGTGTACCTCATCAGTGTCAACATCTCTGAAGACATGACACCATACCTGAGTTACTTCATCAAGTAAGTTGTCTGCTTCTAAGTCCCATATGTATTTCATTTGTGTCTCCGCACTATTAAAATTCTATTTCTATTTCTTCTTCTTGCCATGCTATCTCATTCATACGTCCAGTCTCTGATATGTATTCAAGACTACACGCTATGCCTGTATCACCTGACCATCTGTTCTTCAAAACCCTGATGTTACTGACGTTAGGTCTGTCAGTATCCTGTTGGTTCCTTTCCATGCCTAGCACCATGTCACTTAGCTGACCGATAGCAGCACTACCACGTAGCTGTGACATGCTAGTCTGTGCGCCATCCTCATGTCCCCTGTCACCAGACGGACGCTTGAGGTGAGACACTAGTACCATACCACAGTTGAGTTCCTCTACCAGTGAGCGTAAGGCTGTCATGGTATTGTCAATGATACGGCGTTCATCTCCACCCTCTAGACCTGAGACAATAATACTCAGGTGGTCAAGGATGATGTAGTCACACTCACAACTACGAACCAAGTATCTAATCTTAGACAGTAGGTTCTCACTGTCAGTGCTACCCCAATGGTCATACAAGTATACTCTACCTGATCCCACTGTTGCATCAAAGGCACGGCGTAGTTCTTCTTCTGGTACGTCATGGTTGCGTAGGTGTAGTGGCTTGTTAAGTTCAATGGACATCAGACCTAGTGAGGTACGCTTCACGTTCTCTTCTAGTGCTATGTATCCAATGGTGTGACCATGACTGAGGAAGCTATGTGCAAACTCTCTAGCCAACTGGCTCTTACCGATACCACTACCTGCTGTCACCGTAACGATCTCGCCCTTACGACAACCACCTGTCTTCTCTTGTAGTCCTGCGTATGGGTAGGCTACCGAATCCTTATCATCGTTAGCAATAATTATATCCCACACATCAGTACCAGCTAGGATACCATCAGGTCTGTATGTCTTAGCAGACCACACTGCATCAATCAGTTCAGCAGTCCTACCATCCTGTAACATCTCGCTTGCATCCTTGAGGGGTAGCTTGGCGATCTTACATTTGTCAGGTGGTAGTATCTTAGCACACTCTAGTGCAGCAGCCTGACCCACTGCATCATTGTCAAACATTAGGACAATGCTATCGTATCCACATAGCCATTCAATCTGTTTGGCTATTGCTTTCTTTGCTCCGGCTGCACCTGAGGGTAGGGATACCACACTATACTTGTTGTCAAAAACTTGACTAACACTTAGCGCATCTATCTCACCCTCAACAATGGTAATCATCTTACCACTGTCACGGCATAGGTGTTGACCATACAGGCCAGCATCCTTGAGGCTACCTATAACACTGAAGTCTTTGTTAGCAAAGCGTAGCTTCTGTGCTACCACCTCGCCTTCCTTGTTGTAGTAGCTGGCTACCTGTACCTTCTTACCATGGTACTCAGCCACTCCATAACCCCAATGCCTAGCAGTCTTCTCGTTGATCCTACGCTTGGGTAGGTCAGTAACTTCTGGTGTTAAGAAGTCATTGCCATAGTCAAACATCTTAACGACTGTCTGCATCTCTTCTCCTTCTGGTGGGGTGTAAGTGTTGCAAGAGAAACAGTAGTGATGACCGTCAGTATAGAAAGCATTGGCATCACTACTGCCACATTTCAAACAGGCTTCATGCCCAATGAGTTCGCTACTCTCTTCCACCTAACCCATTCCTCAAGGTTTGTGCAGTGTTCTCTAGTCCGTTAGCTATCTCTAAGATTAGATCATCATCATACTTGATGTCATCGGATAGCATAGCGTGTGCCATGCCTTGATAACTAACAGACTCTGCTAGTTCATGTTGATCTACATATACTGATACACTCAAACCATATGCACCAAACTCAGCGTTCATATCTACTTCGGATATCCATTCTTCTTTGATGTCAATGACACTCATAACCACTCCTTAGGTATAGTTCCTTCTGCCCAGACAAAACCTTGTCGGTCTGCCCACTCTCCGCATGTCATCTTAGACCCATCCTTTCTTTTCTTAGCACCCTGTATTGTAGCACTGGCGTTCTGAAAGACAAAGCGTACATCCAACTCTGGATACTGTGCCTTCACTGCCTTCATCTTACGCTGGCTATCCTGTCTAAGATAACCCTTGAGTTCTACAATCATACTACCGATAGCTAAGTCAGGGATGTAGTGACGCTCCACATGGTAGGCCAGTTTCTCTGGCTCGTATACATATGGAACGCCACGTTCATTTAAGTCTGAGATGACACGTGCCTCAAAAGTCCCCTTGGTCATCGTCATCTACCACCACATCATCTTCAAAGCTGTCAGCCATGTCATCCTTAGCTACTGCTGAGGCTACATAGCCATCCTCTTCGTCAAACATAGAGGCAGCAGGGTTGCCATACTCTACCAAGTCAATGACCTGTACACCCTTGAGCCGTAGCGATACACCAACCTGCTTGGTTGACTGCATCACATAAGGGAATGGTTCAACTGCTACCTTGATGACTGACCCATTGCCTACTGCTACTGAGCTAGGCATCAGGTTCTTCTTGGCATCATAGACAAAGACCTTCTGTTCCTTGACCACACCTGCCTTAGTCTTGATCCGTGCCTTCAGCTTAGTCTTGAAGATCACGTTACCTGTTGGATCACCGGCATCATCAAGCTGTGGCTCTGCAACTGGACGCTTGGACAGGGTAGCCTTGAGTGCTGGCTTCTCCTTGACAGCCTTGGCGAACTCAACCTCAATGAGTTTCTCTAGCTGTTCACAAACTTCTGCTGCTTCTGCCTCAGGTACAATAACCTGTGCTGAGTATTCACCTTCTGGTACAAAGCGAGTGTCTGGTTCAAAGACCTTAGCCCACATTGCTGTTCCTTTAATAATCATATCGTACTCCTTACGATGGTTAGTTAGGCTAGAGGTACACTTTAGAACTATGCGAAAAAGTACTGTGAGTTCAGTATCTTATTCAGGTCTAGCGTACCCTTCGCTGGTGGTTGCGGTACATCTTCAGTACCTAGTACAACAGTAGCATGTTGTCTTAACTCTGTCAACACATCATGTTCTGTATACATCTTTACAAACTCTTCGCGTAGTATCTGAGACAGGCGTGGCATGTCAGTACTGTGTGTGCCGTAGCTGTCATGCACCATGGCAAAGTCATTGATGCCTTCCCTCTTACTACTGTTGATAGTCTTAGTCATAGCTGCTGCATCCATAGAGTGAATGAAGTTAGGGCTAGCCCCTGATGCAGTACGCTTCTTACTCACTGTGTTCTCAACGTCACTGTTGAATACTAACTGCAACAGGTTGCCATTGATGTGTGTCTTGATACGCTTCTTGTCTACGTCATGGTAGTTCTGCATGACCAGCCAGTTAGTAGGTGTGACCCACTGCATGTGCTTGTTGTGTTGTGCATAGACAGCACCAACATCCTTAACGTAGTCCATCACCTGTCTTGCTGACTCAATGACACCATTGATAGCATCCCATACATGGATAGACAGCATGACACTAGCCTTGAACATGTCATCACCAAAGATGTTAGGCTCTCCCTTCTCTACCCTATCCTGTATAGCCTCATGGATGTAGCCCTTACATGCGTGTAGTGTGCCTGAGTATGGGACAATCATCACTGGTCTTTTGGTGAGTGTGCGATTGATACCAAACTCCATAATTTTTTTGGCTAAAATGTCACCCTCATTAGCCAGCCTACCAATAGACTGTGATGCTCCCTCTGCTACCTCAGTGTAGATATCTTGAGGCAGGTCAGCAGGTATCAGGTTGGTAGCCTTACCACCCTTGGCATCCTGAAGGATAGCAGACAGGTGTTGCAGTCCATTGCAGCTACCATCAGCAGACGTAGGTAGGTGTGACACATACCCCCAGCCCTGCTTGACTAGGCCAGCAAACTCTATACACCAGCCAAGGAATTGCCATGGCTTGTCAGCATCCAACCACCATGTGTTATCATATGGGTTGTCTGCTACACGT